TTCATCTGAAGATCATTTGTTGCTTTAATGCTTAATCCACGAAGCATCTGCATAGGAGTCTTAGCTTGTGAAACTACCTTCTCGGCAATCTTCTTTCTTGACTCACTTGATTTACGCTTCAGATCTTGTTTCTTATCTACACCAAGCTGAAATCCAGCCCAAGGAAATGCATGTCCATGGTTTGTAACAGCAACGGTTTCAGTTTTAGGAACTTCTCTTAGTTTATATTGATATTCACCTTTACCATTATCATCTCTAGCTGCTTCAATGAGATATAATGTGTCTTTAGTGAAAACAAGAATGAAGCCCATTACTTTATTACGGATTAGAAATTTGGCTGCCTTAAGTGGATCTTTCATATGTAATGCCGCATCGATATTTCGCCCGTCGGCGGCATCAGCTTCCAATGAAGGTAATGGACTTAAACTAGTAGAAACAATACCTAGCCCAGAAAAGTTCATACCTTCTTTATACTTGGTTCTATTATCATACATCACCAAGATTTCTTTTACAGTATTATGATCTTCTTCTTTAAACTCTACATCAGGTACGTAATCTTGATCTCTATTCTTAGCGACTGCCCATCCAGTACCTGGGAAAAATTTTGCTACAACAACACACATCTAGATAAATCTCCTTTAAGATATTTATCACTTTGAAGAATGAAAGTCATTACATAGTTTCTGTGCTTTGGTAATGTAGTTACTTGCTTTTTCAATAAAGATTTGTGCTTCTGTTTCTTCTTCAACTGCAATCATAATTACAATCTGATTATGAAAGATTCCAGTCCTCTCCCAAAACATATATGAATATAAAGTTGCTTGTAGAAAATAACCTTCAATCCATTCTTTCTTTTTATTTTTACCAGAAGTCTTGAAGTCAATAATTGAAGGCTTATCAGCATAATTAGCAATAAGATCACAAGCACCAGCAATCTTTAGTTTATCGGAATACAAGAATAATTCTGATCCTCTAATCTCATTGACGTTCGCTTTTAACTTACGTTCGAGTTGTCTATACATATGAACATTGAATGGCATTTCTCGTTTGAGATCTACTGGTCTATTCAGTACCAGATCTTCACATAGCCTGTGTACTTCAGTCCCTCTTCTAGCTGCTCGACTAGAAACTCTATTTGCTTCTGCTTCACCTACTGCTTTGCGCCATTCATCTAGACCGGATTTATCCGTCATAGCGCCAAGTAAAGTAGTTACAGAAGGATATAAAAGTCCGGCTGGAGTCTTATATTGACGAATTGCTCCATCAATACGCTCCAGCCGAGGTAAATCAATTAAGTTGTGTGTAAACATCAACGCTTCATATCGTTGTAGTCCCAAAGATTAGTAGTGGGCTTTATTGTGAAATATTGCTCGATTGTTTCCCACTGCTGAATTGCAGCTTCAACTATCTCGACTACATTTCTTATGCTTCCTGGTTCTTGCGCAAGAACATAACGTTGTACAAATTCTTTCTTATCCATAATATTCTCCATTAAACGATTAGTACACCATTCATATGTGGAACCATCTCCACAGGAAGATTGAATAGTGTCTGATTAAATACAGTTGGCACACTAAAATCAATAGGTTGTGTGATAGACATAATTCTAGGATCTTTTAATAGTTCACTCATCTGCTCTGGGCCAATATAGACCTTTCTTGGTCTTTTATACGCTGGAAATGATTTACTATAAGCAGTAAAAAGTCCATCAACCAATGTTTTCTTGTCAATAACAATACGTTCATACTCGACTTCTGGCTTTTCATATTGTTCAAGACACTTGTGTTTGTCAAGAAATTTCCACATCCATTTCTTCAACCAAAGTAGACGCCCGACTGGTTTGAATAGTCGGGCGCCAGTAGGAACACAAAGCATATGTTCTTTAAAATAAGCCATTGTCACATAATTTGGATTTTCAGTCATTCTCACATAATCACTCATTAATATAATCCTAGACTAAACTTTTACAATTATCAAAATGAAATCTTATCATAACAGGTTTGCCTCCTTCTTTATTACAATGAGGACAAACGATTATTTGTTTTGGTTTTTTATTGTTTGGGTTATTTTTAAGTTTGTTTTTAGTTTCTTCTGAGTGATTTTTACCTGTCATACCTTTAAGAGAACCGTCTGCCCATTTTTGTTTTCTTTGTTCAGAAAAGAATTGTTTTAATTCTTGAGATCTTAATTTACCTTTATTTTTGCCAATTAAATTTTTACTAATTTTGTCTTTTACTTTTTGATCATCTCTGGCAGGATTATAAAGTTTCATTTGATCAGATCTTCTTTTCAATTCATTTTCTGAAAATTTCCTACCATACATGGGATTGTTCTTCCCCTTCGATCTTTCACTTCTTCTAATTCTTTCTTCAGGTCTCTTAGAAGGATTGTTGATAGAACTAAATCCTACAGGGTTTTCATTAAAATTCATACAGCCAGGTTTGCCCAGATGTTCTTTCAAAAGTCTTCTTTCACCTTCAATTAAGCATTCTTCATTTTCAAAAAATTGTAAGATTTCTCTTTCTAATAAATTTTTATCTTTTATAGAACGAACCCACTTTCCTGAACCTTTATATTTTGATTTTTCTGATTCTAATTTAGTACTGTGTCTTCCTACGTAGTATTTGTCAGAATTTATTAATCTTATGATATAAGTAAAATAGTGCATAAAATATCTCCTATGCACTATTTATACTCATAAAGGTTTTAACAAACCCAGATTATTAATATAATCCTAAGTTATATTCTGCTGTTAGAAATTGTTTTACAAACCCCGATCTAATTATATCTTCCAAATCAAAATGTATAGTTGTCATAGAATCCATGTTGTCAAAGACACGCATCATATCTTTAAGACCGCTAGATTCTTTATAACGTTCACTAGTAAGATCATCCTGTTTAGTATCACCACAAAGGATAATACGTGAATAATCACCAGTACGAGTTAAGACGGTTCGCATTTCACTATAGCGTTGATTTTGAACTTCGTCGACAAGAATGACGGCATTGTCAATTGTAGTACCACGGAGGAAAGAAGTGCTATGAAACTCAATTATACCTTTGGTCTTGAGAATATCATAAGCATCTCCACGCTGAAATAGTTCTGAACAAATGGCTTTATATGCAGATTCATATACAGCCAATTTTTCTTTTTCAGTACCAGGTAAGAAACCAATATCCTTTGATGATTGAGCATTTCTGATAATAATCAGTTTATTTCGTTTTGTTTTACCTGACATTACTTCACGTAGTGCTAGATAAAATGAAATAAATGTCTTACCTGTACCAGCGCAGCCATGAAGAAATAGATGATCTCCATCTTCATATGCATTGAATGTTTTAATCTGATTATCAGTTATTGGTGTGACTGACTTAAGACTAAAATTCTGTTGCTGGATTGAAGGGACTTTTGAGCCTAGTTCTTTTTTTGAGTTACCCTTTTCTGCTAGTCTCTGTTGTCTTTTAGTTAAGCGTTGAGTTCTTTCGGCCATGAAAGCTCCTGATGTTGATGTTATCACAGAAGCATAATATACTACTAGATCATAAACCGAGATGCCTGTCGTTCCTTTTGTTTCTTTACCGCATCTCGAGTCTTTGATTCCTTAATTCCCTTTGATCCATATTTATCGGCAAGGGGTGATGTCGGATTGGCCGCTGCGATTCTCGACATCATATCATTAAAACCTGAATCGTTCTTATGTGTTACACCAGCAACACCTGAAATTAGTGTAGGTGCACTTACTGCTTGAACTAATGTAGGATGTTCGGCTAGATAATCCTGAAGTTTTTCATAAGACATGAATACTTCATGGAGTTCTTGTGTTTCTGTATCAATTAAATCATAGAATGGCATTAATAATAATCTTCATCTAGATTCATTAGATCATAAACATTTCGAGACTTTAGCGCATTTTTCATACGCTTATTCTTTCTACGCTCTACAAGTTGGTCATGATATCCATTTTCATGGTAGTCACTATCATAATCATCATACTGATCGCTGCGTGGAAACTTCTTAGCCATCTTTAATTTACCTGAGTCCTTTTAGTAGAGATTTGGAAAAGCTTTTAGAATAAGTTCAGAATCAAGACCTTCGTATGGAAGTTTCTTGTCCTTAATTGCAATAATAAGTTCAGCATCCTTAGGGTCAATCACATTCAGTAGTTCAAGGAATAGTGATTCACGCTTAGACTGATGCATGTTTGGATTTGAACCATCAAGAAACAAATAAAGTCTACGAGCTTCTTGATAAAGCATATTCTCTTGACTTGGATATTCACATGGTACGTATGGAGCAGGACCTTCTGGTAGCGCCCACTTAATGTTAGGATCGTATGCCAACTTCAAAATAGTAAGAATTACTGGATGATCATTTGCCCTTAGACACTTGATCTTTTCTTCTTCATTTGGTAGTTTGGAAGTAAAATCCAAAATCCATGATACTGATTTACGTGACATATGTTAATCCTAAAATTGATCGATATCTGTTAGCAAATTCTTGAGTCGATTTGCAATAAAGTAGTTAAAGAGCTTATCACGGCCCTTATTGGCTTGTGATTCGTATGCTTCAAGTACCTGTTCCTGAATATGGACGGGTATCTTTGTTAGATCTACCATCTGTTCGTTGCGTTTCCAACCACGCATCATTTCATCGGTGCAGAACTGTTCAGGTTCTTGCTTCAGCCACAACTCAAGCTTCTTCTGTGAAATTGGCTTTTGACGGCCACCAGGAACGATGAAACAATCATCCTTACTGAGGAAGTTTGGTACACCATCACCGCTATCACCACGGATGATATGTTCCTTAAGGTATGCGGTTGGATTCTTTTCAGCGATCCACTTCTTACGGACGGGATCGTACTGCTTGACATTACTGAAAATTTGTAGCTGACGGAAGTCCTTATCACCCGAGATGATAAGAATAGGATCACCAAAGCCACCAACAGGCATATCGTTACCAAACTTCATGCACAGGGAACCAATCACATCGTCGGCTTCTGCACCATGGACTTGGATCACACGGTAAGGAAAATATACCTTGAGTTCATCACGGATCTTATTCAGTGTCGTGAAAATTGCATTCCAATCAAGCTTGGAAGTTTCACGATTCTTCTTACGATTGGCTTTGTAGTAAGGATAGATCTGCTTACGCCAATTGTTGGTGTCATCACATGCGATGATCATTTCACCAAATTCAGCACGGAACTTGGCATTGTAACTACGGATTGAGTTGAGAATAAAATGGCGAAGAAGATCTTCTTCGATTGTTGTGCCATCAGCATGATTACCAAGAGTTACCATAAAATTGGAAATCATAACCTGGTTGAGATCTACGATAATAATGTCACATATCCTTCACAGTTTAACATAATATACTTTATTCCGAATCTGAAATAATGTCAACCGATTCTTCAGATTCATCTTCTACAATAACCATTACCTGATCTGCTACATCATGTAGCCCATGTTCAAAGCCTACAGATCTGTAAATTGCAGCTTTAAAGGCTTCAACGTAAAGTGCTGTAGAGTTTACACAATGCTCTGAAGTTAAATCAAAACCTTCTTCATATAAGATACGCATAGAGTTTGATAGAATTTCATCCATCAAGTATTCAATTTGTTCTTTTCTTGTTTCCTCCACAGAAGATAGAAGTTCTTCCATTGACTGTGGAGGAGTATTTTTCTTTTCTTTAGGGAATTTTACTACATTGGTCATTTAATAACCCTCAAAAGTATTGTCTGGTTATTTATACGACCGTTAGGTTTGACCGATGTAGTAGTAAGTGATCCCATGATCTTTCGGATAGCAACCTTACCAGCCTTAAGTACTTCGGCTACCACGACTTCAGGCTTACGAAGGCGCTTTGCTTCTGATTTTTCTACATCAAAATCAAGTAGAGTAGAACCCTTGACATTCAGACCAGAAGGACCGGTTGCATAAAATACCGTAAGCTTTCGCTCCTTGGTATTATAAGTCCAAAGTTCCTTAGCTCCGATAAGTTCCTGAGGGAGAACAGAGACAAGCTTCAGTGTAGGATCTTCTTTCTGGTAATTGAGTTTTTCAACTACCTTAGAGATTGGCTTGACCTTGACTACCTTTTCTTTCTTGGGCTTTACTGCCTTCTTATTCCCGATGTAC